CAACATTTTCTAAAATCCTCACAAAAGGACCTACAGCGTAAGCTACATTTGAAGCTGTTTCTCCAAATTTTTTAATTTCCTCCCGAAAAGCAGCCATTTTTTCAGGGTTTGATGTAAGCTCCTTTAATTGTTTGTTAAATTCACCCAAAACCGGAACCAAGGCTGCTTCCATGAAATCCCAGCCAATATTACTCAACTGTTTCATCTGAAAATCCAAACTGGTCGCATACCGCAAGAAATCCTGCATCAATACATCGGCTTTATCAGCATCTGCACTGGCCAGTTTATCAAACAAATCGAACCCATTTGTATCACGATACATTTTAGCCAGGACTGAAATACCTCGGATGCTTTGCCTGCCGAAAATCTCGCCTAATTTGGTTTCTGAGCCTTTTGTGGCAACAATTATACCCTTTACAATTTCCTCATAAGATTTTAATTCTCCGGGCGATTTGAATATGTTGAAACCAAGTTTTCTGATTTCCTTCTGTTTATCAAGGATGTCAGAAAAAACACCTTCTATCGCTGTAGTTGCCTGTGCTGATGATCCGGTACCCATTCGGGCTATTTGCATCATTGCACCAAATGAACCTAATTGCTTCAAACCTGACATGTCGAATCGTCCGGATGCAGCAAAGAGCCTCTCACCGTATTCTGCCATATTCTGAAGAGTAAAAGCACCGCTTTTCCCCTGCACGGTAAGCAGGTTCATAGCCCTTCCGACTTCATCTTTTGTGAGCTTAAATTTATCACGCAATTGCACTGTCAATGCCGCCAGGTATTCGACCTCTGCACCTGTAGCAGTTGATGCAATACCAAGATCTCTCATTATTCCACGGGCATATTCCAAGTCACCAGTTTGTTCAACGAATTTATCAAGTCCAGCCAAAATTGAGGTACGGCTCTGACCTGTCGCGATTGCAATGTTACCAATCTCCTCCCGGAGTTTTAACACTTCTTCTGCTGATATCTCCGCAGTTATTCCCAACCTTGTCAGTTTGGCATCATAATCCATCAGCTGCTTGCCGGCATACATAATACCGGCAGTTCCGCCGACAATCGCCAGCGGATTAGTAATAATCGATTTAATAGAAGAAGCGATTCTTTTGCTTACACCTGAAAAAACACCTCCAACCCTGCCGACCCAGCTTTTTACCTGAGATTCGGTTTTATTCAGTTCAGTGCCGAGTAGTCGGCCATCACCGGAAATTATCAGCTTCAGAGTCTCAGTTCTATTCGCCATCGTCTTCTATTTCTATTAAATCGTAAACAGCTTGTACAGGGTCTTTATTTTCCTGAGAAGATTTATGACATTCATTTTCGATAATCCTCATCACAAGGATGTAGGACCATTGTCCTTCTGTAAGCTCTGAAGCTGCTCTGCCAAATACATGGAAAGCTTTTTCAGCGTTAGCAAACTTGAACAGTTCCCAATGGTCTCTACAGGATTTTTTTTTAACAGCTCAACCAGTCTGTCATATTCTTCTATAGACATATTTTTGGGACTGGGGCTGCATTCCTCGACCAGACTGTTGTACTCCTCAATCAGTAGATTACGATCCTCGTTTGTTAAAAGCTTCCTAAACTCAGTAATCGATTCAGTTATCGGCTCATTGTTTTCAGGATCTATAAGAGATCTGTACAGCATCTGAACCGCCTTTTCATTCTCGTATGCGTTCACATTATGAAAATTTATTTCAACTTTTTGAGACCTAAAGAGTTGCTCTGCTGCGACTGTCGCTTCAAAAGTGTCTTTTTCTGATAACAGATACATCTTTACCAGGTTATCCGAGCCTGGGAACGGAATCGTCTTATGATTCTTAACTCCCTGTTTGATTCTATGTAACAGATCACTCATTCTATAACCTCCGATGCAGCAATAAATGTCAGTGTGGCAACTGCCTCTTTTTCGCTATCAAGCGTAATCTCACCCATTGAAATGCAATCAACTCCAGTGTAAATAACCCGTTTACCGCCATCAAGCTCGACAGTCCAGTCCTCATCCCGTACGTCACTCCAATCCAGTACCGGATTACTCTTTGGCAAAGCATAGTCAAGTGAAAAGCCCGGGCGCTTAGGCTTATCCACACTTCCACCGCCATCCATGGTTTCTACTTCAGCGGCATATGAAGCTTCACGACGCTTGAAAGATTTCATGTGTTGGACTTTCTGTCCGTTACGAGTTACCCGTGCCCTGGAAACATATTTAGTTGCCATATCTTCTCCTTAGAAACTGGATACAATTTGAATATCGGTTGCAAATACATGTGCAGCATCGACAATGTCGATTGGTACCTTCGAGTTCACGCGTCCGGGTGAATTCGGATCCCTTACTGCTGTGAACTGATCCTTATATGAGTCTACACTGTTCAAACCGCCCAATTTTTCAATGCGTTTACACACAGCGATATTGTTTGATCTGACATCTGCAGGTGTAATGATGTCATCAGGCTCGCCATCCTCATGATTGTCCCGTAGAATAGCGTTTGAAAAATTTTGTTTATGAGAATTAACGATCGCCTCGCGGACATAGTCTGCAGTGGCCACTTTAAAAGAGTCCAAAAATACGGAGTCGGGAGAGCCAGCCTCATTTGTTGTGTATGTCGAAATCATCCGGACACAACGCACCTTTTCACCTGCGCCAACTTCAAACGGCGTAACACCTGACCATAATAGGTTATTAATCTCTGTAAAAGAAAACCGATCCTGAATGTCAGGAGTATCGCATCCAACTAATTCGGTGTTATTAAGTGCTTTCCAGGGTCTCTCTTCACTGGCCTGCATGGCTGCCAGCGCTGCAGCATTTTCGTAGTTAGGCCTTCTGCACTTTCTTATATATCCCAATACCAGCCGCCTGGCATTAACTGCAGAGATAGTGGTAGCCTCAGCCAACGCACCACATATAAACATATACCCTCTTGCATATTTCTGGTTTATCTCATCTGATATCGATTCCAGATGAGCATCCAGTTTCTGAGCAGCAGCAAGCGAAGCAAACGGGATTGCATACAGATGGTATCTTTTGGAGGCAAGTGCTGCATAAACATTAGTCATCTGTATATCTGATGGATCACTCTGCCCACCAGTCCATCCTGTAACAGTGCATGTCAGCCCTGGAGCAGAGATCGATATCTCAGGCATATATTTGGATGTGACAGCATCATATTTGCCCAGATAGTTACCACAAGTACCCTTGTTTTTAAATGTCAGAGTAACAACTGCAGCATTGGCAGTTGCAGTAAACGGCAGATTGATATATTTGTTTATTTCGGCAGCAAACGCTGTTGCTGTATTTGCCGGAGTTGCACCAGAAGCGATAGTAATAGTAACAGTATCAGCACCAAATATTGCAGTAATAAATCCTGCCCCCGTTGCTTGGCCAGCAAAAGTAAACGTAGCAGTTGCTGCGATACTAGCTTCTGCATCATCAACCGCACACCCTGTAAGCACAAGGTACGGATATTGCTTAAATGCTGCCATGGCCATACGGTGGATGATAGACCCTGCACCCCAGAACACGGCTGCCTGTTCTGGACTGCTTATAGAAGTTGGGATATTGGCAGCTACAGATCCGCTTGCCAATCGCTGACCAATAACAACCATTTCCTGCCTTGTAGACGGTAATGCGTTATTTGCTCCGGAAGTGTCTATGATAGTATAAGATCCGGGTTTTCTGATAGAACTTGAAATACTCATTTGTTATCTCCTGTTTTTTCGGCAGTATCGCCTCTTTTTTTCTTCTGTTCTACAGTTGGTCTGTAAATTATCAGAGATCCATCTGCAATGAGTCTGGTATAGTACATTGTTGCGGGAACCGTTACAGCATCCTGATCTGTAATAAGAGATTCCCGTGGGTTTTCCCTGGGACAAATGCATCCAGGCTTCGCAATAACAGTAACAGTTTTCATAAAGATCTACTCCAACGAAACGATATCCTGAGCATCTTCAACCTTATCATCCGGTCTCTGAGCATAATATTTAATTCCAGATACCAAAAATCTGACCGCTGATTCCTGCGCAATAAATTTTGAAACATCAAATGAAGTAGTAAAGGGAACTTTAAAACCTATCAAACCTCGATTGGTTAATGCTTGATGATCAATCTCATCTGCCTCACCAGGAATTAGCGGTTCGATATCCAATCCAAGTTTCTGAAAAGACAACAGTCTGATAATTCCTTCCAGCATCGGGTAGGCACCATGTCTGCGGTCCCGGCTGTTTGATACATTCTTGAAGACCATATATACTATAATTAACGGTGTCCACCGAATAGTTCCTTCATCGATCTTTCTAAATGCAATACTCTCAGTCGCAATACATACAGCCGGTGAGTTATTTATAGTATCAAGAGCATCGCTGGTGCGCACATCAAACTCAGAAATGAGCTCACCAGTTCCATCACGCAGAGCATTTGCCTGCAGATGGTCAAGCATCTTTTCTTCAATCAGAGTCAATGATACTGGGTCAAAATCCATTTTTTTAATCTCCAAAGAAACGCCCTACTATCAGGAATATGACACCGCTCGCAGAGCAACATCAAACAGTCTGCGAGTCCACCCCTTACCGTACTGGTCAAAATTTTTGATTTTAGTGTAACGCAACATCCTAAGCGCAGAATATTCTTTAACAATTTTTACCGGATCCAGCATATTTACAGCATGTATAGTCTGATTCCCAACAACTCCATCAGGACTTACACCAACCACGTGCTGTAGAGTAGTTATTGCGTAAGCATGTCCCATATTTATTGCAGTATCAAAAACGATAATTGCGACTGCAGTATCGAAAGAACCACACCTGCAGCGATCCCAGTAATCCCGTCTATAAATAGCTGCTGCCTGATCACGGGTCAGTCGTTTGATATCCAGATCAGGATGTGCTCTCTTACTGATCCCAAAATTGGTTTCACCACCTGGATCCTTCGGGTCATTCACATATCCACCCTCATGAGACAAAACTATTTCTAAAGCCTTTTCAAACGACATATAAACCCCGGTTAAAATTTACGTAATAGACTATCTGAAAATATCCGGTCATCATCGGTTTTATTACATATAGAATAGCCAGGTCCTGGCTCATCTTTCTTAAGACCAGGCAAAATGACCTTGCCCTCCTGAATCTTTTCCAGGATTTTGATATTGTTTTTATACCGCTCTATTACACCTTCAGGAGTAACTGCTTCGTGCTTGCGGCCATACAGTTCGCATATCGTCAGATTGATCGATATGTTTTTGATGATTGCCGGCACAGGAGAAAGAGGCAGTACATAACGCCCGCTGATATAACCATCAATCAGAGCATCCACACGGGTAATCGCCTCGACCGCCCTGGCATAGGCCTTATTAGGAGGCGAATCAATAAATTGACCGGACTTTTCATCATCGGTCAGTTGTAACAGTACCCGTTCAGTTATGGCCGCTTTCAGATCATCCAAAGCACAATACATTTTATTACTGATCCTTTTTGGCTTCTTTTGCAGATTTCTTTTCAGAAGATTCCTTCGCAGACTTTTTATCTGCAGACGCTTTTACAGCCTTCTCTTCTGTTAATACCAACTGTTTTTTCAGA